CAACAAACTATGAATTTAAAATCGGTATTAGAGATATCAAACCAGCATCAGAGGTGCCTGGTTCTGAATACGGTACATTCTCAGTAGTAGTAAGAAGAGTAGACACTTCTAAGGTTCCTAACTCTGTATTCGGTCAAACAGTACAAGATACTGATACAAGACCAAATATAGTAGAAGAGTTTAGTGGACTTAACTTAGACCCTAACTCACCAAACTATATTAAGAGAGTTATCGGTGACAAAGATATTCAAATAGACGCAAATGGAAAAGTAATCTTAAATGGTGACTATCCAAACGCATCTGTAAATATTAGAGTAGAGGTTGATAGTGATGTAGATTCAGGTGCAAATAATTCAACTCTTGTACCATTTGGATTCGCAGCAGTAACATCACCACTACCAAGTGGAGTAAATCTACCATCACCAACATATAATGTATCACAGTCAATTTCAAATGAATTTAACAAGAGAGCATTCTTAGGTTATTCTTTTGACTTCTCAACTACAGATAACTTAAACTACTTAAGTCCAACTCCTGACTCAGTCACGACTACAGTTGGTGATAAGTTCTTATTGAGTAACTGTGAATCAAATGGTGCAGCAATCGCATTAAATGATGGATTGATAGATAACAAAAAATTCTTAGTACCATTCCAAGGTGGATTTGACGGATTCCAACCAAACAGAAAAGTATTTGTTGGTTCTTCAATTGTAGCAGGAAACTCTCAGGGACTTGATATGTCAAGTGCAACTGCAGGTGGAACTGTAGCATATAGAAAAGCAATAAACGCTTTATCAAATCCTGATGAGTATGATATGAATATGTTAGTGTTGCCAGGTGTTATCAACAGATTACACTCTTCAGTAACTACATTCGCAAAGGATATGGTAGAAGATAGACAAGACGCATTCTATTTAATGGACGCGGGAGCATATCAAGATTCAATCGCAACAGTAGTTAACTCACTAACTTCATTTGACTCAAACTACGTTGGTACTTATCACCCATGGGTTAAAATCCTTGACACTGATAAGAACAAACCAATTTGGGTACCACCAAGTGTTGTTATCCCTGGCGTTATAGCATTTAATGACGCAGTTGCAGAACCATGGTTCGCACCAGCAGGTCTTAACAGAGGTGGATTACCAAATGTAATCGAAGTTAAAACAAGATTAACTCACACTGAAAGAGATACGTTATACGAAAATAGAATTAACCCAATCGCAACATTTCCTGGCCAAGGAGCAACGGTATTTGGACAAAAAACACTCCAAGCAAAACCAAGTGCACTTGACAGAATCAATGTAAGAAGATTGTTAATAGCATTGAAGAAGTTCATCGCATCATCTTCAAGATATCTAATTTTCGAAAACAATACGGCAGCGACAAGAAACAGATTCTTAAGTATCGTTAACCCATACTTAGAATCAGTACAACAAAGACAAGGTCTTTTCGCATTCCGTGTAATTATGGATGAATCAAACAATACACCTGACGTGATTGATAGAAACATCTTAAAAGGAGAGATTTTTATACAACCAGCGAAAACTGCAGAGTTCATAGTACTTGATTTCAATGTACTACCAACAGGTGCAGCGTTCCCTGAAGGATAAAAAATAAAAAAAAAGACTATTTATTAGAAAGAGATAATAGGAGACATAAATGGCACAATTATTAGACCCAACAGAAATTATGTTCACGAACTTTGAACCTAAAATGTCAAATAGGTTCATCATGTACATCGAAGGAATACCTGCGTACTTAATCAAAACGTCAGCAAGACCTGAGATTCAGAACGGTAAAGTGACAATCGACCACATTAACGTAAGAAGATATGTTAAAGGTCGTTCAGAATGGCAAGACTTAGCAATCACTCTATATGACCCTGTAGTACCATCAGCGGCACAAGCAGTAATGGAGTGGGTAAGACTACATCATGAATCAGTAACAGGTAGAGATGGATACTCTGACTTCTACAAAAAAGACATCACATTTAACAGTTTGGGTCCTGTTGGTGATAAAGTAGAAGAGTGGACATTAAAAGGTGCCTATATTCAATCAGCAAACTTCTCAGATATGGACTATACAGGAGAAGACTTAGCGACAGTAGAAATGACACTTACATACGATTACGCAATTTTACAATACTAATCATAATGTTACTTTAATATTAAAAATTGAAACCCACCAACTCGGTGGGTTTTTTACTTTTAGTTATATACTTATTAGTGTATACAAAGTAATGGTTAACCAATATAGGAGTTTAAAATGGCATACAATTTAGTAAGACGTAAAGAAGATAACGTTGTAGAATGGTTCGGTCACGGTTATACTTGGGTAGACAAAGATAACGGTGGTGAAGCAGCAACTCACTTTACTATTTCGGAAGAAACTGAAGAGATGAACTTACCAACTGACGGATGGGATTATATCGGAAGAGATAAAATCACTATGGATGACGCAGATGTACCTGAAGATAAAGAAGCAGGAGCAATCTTAAACGGTTCAGACGGAAATTATACTTGGGCATAAGTTCAAAATCTTCAAAAAACACTAACCCCCATCTTTTTGGGGGTTTTTTGTATTAATTAATCTGCTGTTTCATATATATTATAGTACAGTACATTAAAAAAGATATAAAACGAGTTTTATTATGGCAAATCAAAAATTAACTGACGACTACCCTCTTTCTAACGAAGAGTTGGTAGAAAAAGTCAAAAAGGACCATGAATCACAACAAGTTCGTGATTACAAGTTCCCCACAGAGATTATAGATTTACCTTCCAATGGTTTAATCTATCCAAAAGATAATCCTCTCTCAACAGGTAAAGTAGAAATGAAATACATGACCGCAAAAGAGGAAGATATCTTAACTACCCAATCATATATCAAAGACGGAACGGTTTTAGACAGATTGTTTAAATCGTTAATCGTAGGTAATGATAAGGGTCAATCAATCAATTATACAGATTTAGTAACAGGTGACAAGAACGCGATTATGATTGCAGCAAGAGTTCTTGGGTATGGAAAAGACTACAAAGTAGAAGTAGAAGACCCAACATCGCCAGGAACTAAACAAAAAGAAACTATTGATTTAACACAGTTTGAAAACAAACCATATGACGGGTCTAATCAATTAGAACCAAATAAAAATGAGTTTGAGTTCACTTTACCACAATCAAAGAGAAAAATTACTTTTATGGCTATGACTGAGTCAAAAGAAAGAAAAGTAAAACATCAAGTAGATGGTATTAAGAAGGCAAATCGTAAGATTAAAGATATGACTTCAAGAGAACTGACTACAAGATTAAAAAATACAATTTTATCAATAGATGGTTCTGATGAACAAAAAGACATCAACCATTTTGTGGACAACGAGTTATTTGCAGTAGATTCAAGAGCACTCAGAGCGCATATAGCAAAAGTTATTCCCGATATTGATTTAACATATGAGTTTATTTCTGAGGAGAGCGGGGAAGGGAGTGAAATGCAACTGCCTATGGATGTTGGGTTTTTTTGGCCTAACGATTAACTATAGACAACAGTTACATTCTCAAATCTTCGACCTTATATATCATGGAAATGGTGGGTTCAATTTTACCGATGTGTATAATTTTCCTATTTGGGTACGAGAGTTTTATATACAGAAAATAATCGACTTCAAACAAGAAGAAAAGAAACATCATGATAAAGAAATGAGGAAAGCAAAAGCAAGAACTCCAAGAAGATAGTAGAGACCCAACGTAAATGTTGGGTTTTTACATATTTATACTATATGAACAGAGGAATTCCTATGAAAACTATTAAAGAATCAGATTTAAAAAAAATATTTGACGCGTATGGTTTAGATGAAGGTATCTTTGATATCTTTACAAAAATGAGACTAAAAAAGAATATCAAAGCAATTGATAATGAAATAGACTCAAAAATAGAAAAAGTAAAAAACCCTAAACAACGAGACGCAATACGACAACTACAAAAAGCTCTTAGAAAAGCACATTCATTGGATGCTATATAATTAGAGGAGTACAATGGCAGAGTCTAACGAACAAAAAAAACAGGCGTATATTGAACAAATAAACCTTGCTGAAAGGTTAAAAGGTATTGTTCAAGAAACGAATATTGAAAGCGACAATGCTTTGAATATCGCCGTTGATTTGGAAGAAAAACTGAAAGACCGAATCAAATCTGCAGAAGGTGTTAAAGCGTTAGACGAAGCAATCAGTGAATTATTACTTGAACAGGCAAGAACTAAGTCTGATATAAATCAAGAAATGATTGATGAACTTACAACTACAAGAGACATTTTAAAACTTGAAGAAGAACGAAAAGACTTAATGGATGGTCTCAACGACAAATTAAAAGACGCCGCAGGACTAAATAATGACTTTGTTAAAGGATTTATGCAAGGTGGTGGTATTGGAGTTGGTATTGTCGTAGCAACAAAAGCATTAGAACAATTCCAAAAACTAATGGATAGTACAGTAGGTCTTGCTAAAGACTTATATATTGAAACAGGTGCATCTGCAGCAGAATCAGGAAGAATGGCAGGTGAAGTATTTAAAGCAGGATTTAGTATAGAAGGTCTGTTATACGGATTTGATGGACTTGCCTCAGCAGCAAAAGAATCATCTGAGTATTTTGGAACAACTCGTGGAATCACATCCGAAATGAATAAAAATGTTGCAGAATTAACAGCACTAACAGGTGACGCAGCATCTTCAGTAAAATTAAACGCAATATTCAATGAAGCATCAGGTTCAGCAGCAGACATGACTGATGAAATAAGAGCGATAGCAACAAAAGAAGGTGTTAACGCTAATGCCTTATTTAAACAAATGGCAGGTTCGGCAGGAATATTAGTTGGAGCATCAGCAGAACAACTAAAGAATCTTGCGAAAGCAACTGCGGAATTACAAAAACAAGGTGTTTCAATGCAAATGATGGAAGAGATTTCAGGAAACGTATTAAACATAGAAAGTTCTTTACAAGCAGAAATGAAAGCAAGAGCATTGGGTCTTGATGATATGGCAGGTTCTGCAAATGAATTAAGAGCAGCAGCAATGGAGTTCCAATTCGGAGATGAAGCAACAGGTATGCAAATGATGGGAGACGCACTCGCATCAGCAAATCTTAATATGGAATCGTTTGGTGAGATGACTCGAGCAGAAAAAGAAGCATCCGCAGCATTGATGGGTACCACGGTTGATGGTTTATCTGATATGATAATAAAACAGGACCAATTCCAAAAATTAAGAGAAAAGAATCCTGATTTAAGTATGGAAGAACTAAAAGCCATACAAGAACAACAAGAGGAGATGGAAGCATTTAAACAAAGTGGTATAAGTGCAATGAGTTCCATCGGAGCAGCGATTGGACCACTTATTGGTCAATTTTTGGTAATGAAAAAGGTTCAGACAGGAAGTATGTTTGGTGGTGGAAAAGGTCCTAATGTAGGTAAAATGGAAGCACCTGAAACACCTAAAAATATGGACGCTAAAAAATCAAAAGGTATTAAGGGATTCTTAAAAGGACTCAGAGATGGATTACAGTCATTTGCAAAAGGTGCAGGTAAAACACTATTAGGTGCCGCCGTTTTAGCAGGGGTTGTAGCAATATTAGGTGTTGGATTTAAAGTAGCGATGGAAATATTGGGTGATGTTGACCCTGTGGGAATGTTAGCATTTTCAGTATCAATAGGGATATTAGGAGCAGCACTCGCTCTGATGGGAGCAATAGGTGGAAACGTAATTATGGGTGCAGCAGCACTTGCGATTGTAGCAGTCGCGTTGATACCAGCAGCATTCGCATTTAGTTTATTAGAAAATGTAGACATAGGTAAAATGATTGCCTTCTCTATAATGTTACCTCTACTTGCATTAGCAGCAGCCGGACTTGGATTTATTGCTCCATTTGTCATGGCAGGGGCAGCAGCATTAATGGTATTAGGATTAGCAATAATACCAGCAGCAATAGCGTTTGGGATGTTAAGTGACTCAAACATGGAAGGTATAGTTGATAAACTTGCGACATTAGGTCAAGTAGCAGGTCCATTACTAATGGTTGGTGCAGGATTAGTTTCAATCGCAGCAGGATTGGCATTGATGGGATATATGGGAATGGGAGCATTACCTATATTAGGAATGATGTTAGCATTGTCGGCAGCAGCACCCGCTCTACTCGCGATGGGGTCAATGTTTGGACTCGGTGGTGGTGGAGATGATAGTGGTGCAGAAGAAAGTGACCCAATCAACTACGATAAATTGGCAACAGCATTAGCAAGTCAACCAATGCAAATAGTTATTGATGGTAAGGTTGTTAGTGAATTTTCAAGAATTCAAAACGTAAGACAAAGTAAAAAATATTAAGGGATAGAGAATGGCACTAAAAGATTTAAAATCTAATTTATCTGACTTTAGAAAACCTAAATCAGAACCATTGACTAAAAAGGAAAGACCAAAACCAACGTCTTTCAGTACTACCCCTTTGTCTGATAAGATACAAGATAAAAAAGTACAATCACCAAAACAAACTCCTGAAAAAGTTGGTACAACACCATCAGAAGTAAAACAAGGTGATAAATTCAAAGGTGAAACTTCACCAACAGTAGTAAACCAAACTGAAAAGTTTAAAGGTGAGACAGATACTAAACCGATGAGTTTAGAAGAAAGATTCTTAGGTCAAACAGACCCAACATTAGTAAACCAAACTGAAAAGTTCAAAGGTGAAACTACACCTACTGAAGCAAACCAAACTGAAAAGTTCAAAGGTGAAACAACTCCTACTGAAGCAAATCAGTCTGAGAAATTTAAAGGTGAAACAACTCCTACTGAAGTAAATCAGTCTGAAAAGTTTAAAGGTGAAACAACACCATCAGATTTTAAATTTACACAACAGTTCTTAGGTGAAACAACACCGTCTGATTTTAAATTCGTACAACAGTTCTTAGGTGAAACAACTCCTAATCTATCGGACAGGTCTTCTAAGTTCTTAGGTGAGACTGAACCTGTAGAATCAGACAGGTCTTCTAAGTTCTTAGGTGAGACAACACCAAATCCATCAGATAGGTCTTCTAAGTTCTTAGGTGAAACAACTCCTGTAGAATCAGATAGGTCTTCTAAGTTCTTAGGTGAAACAACACCAAAAAACTTTACATTTAGTGGACAGTTAGAAAATCAAGGACTTGAAGTAGGTCAAAAAGTCAATTTCTTTACAGATGATAAAGCACTTGGATTCTCACCATTTATGACAGGTGTTGATGATACTAAGTTTGTTGGTATTGACCCACAAAATACTAAATTTGATGGTGCAAGTTCTTTGATTGGTAATATCAATGATACACAATATCCTGTAAGGTTAGACAACGACTCAGGATTGGGTAAATTCTATACAGATAAAATATTAAAAGAAACATACAATAAATTTAATCTTAAAGAAGACGCATTTAATAGGTCAACAATCAAACAACCATTTGATTTAAGAGGTATTCAACGTAAAAAAGGTGAACCTCAAGTAAGTGGTATAGGTTCTACATCTCTTATTAGAGGTGGTGCAGAAACATCAGTAGAAAGAGGGTTAACTGACGCAGCCAGATTGAGTCAATTTTTATTAACACCTCGTGGTATCATTTGGGCAGTAAAACAAGTCGGATTACAGAAGAGTCAAAAATTTGCAACTGAGTGGAAACCTGATAATCTATTAGCAACAGTAGCGGGTTCAGGGACGGGATTACATCCTGAACGAGGTGGTAATTCACTTATTAATAAACTCTCACATTATGTAACAACAGGTGAAGAACTTACAGATAGTAAATTCGTTAGTTTCAAAGACAAAGATGGATTAAGAGCACTATACGACACGGTAGAAAAAAAATGGGATGGTGCAAATCCTGAACTAAAATTACAGGAATATAATGGTGGATTTGGTTCAGTATATGGTCTTGGATTAACTTCTATTACTCGAGTGATGAATACTCGTGTAAAAGGAACAGTTTGGGGAGAGTTTACACAAAAAGGAACTACAAAAACATATACACTTCAAAAGTTTAATCCATTTAAGAACAAAAATAGTGATATAGCGTTTGAAGAAACATATGGTAAGTCAGTTCCACCAGCAAAATCAACAGATGAAAGAAATAAATTTGGGTTAGCACCTCAAGCTCTTAAAGAAGAAAATACAAAAAAATTAGATGAAAATCTAACACTTAGCTCTGAAGGGTTCAAAACAGGAACTCAACCTGATATAGCAGACTATTCAAGAATATCGATGGGAATAATGTCGAAGATATCTAAAGATAGACATAAGAGTCCAACTAAACTAACAGACTTTAGACAAGAACAAGATGTTAAACCTGACAAAACATGGGGTGATAACAATGATGAGAAGATAGAAACTAAATTTGGATTCCCTGATTCAGGTCAACTAAGACAAAAAGATAATAAAACTCGTTCTCAAAAAAATCAGTGGGGTGATGGTGTAGAAGCATGGCAGGCAGCGGACCCAATACAAAGTTTAGATATTGGTAGTGTTGATACTGATTTAGTAAATATGATATTCCAACAAGGAACAGAGGGTAGTAGAATACAATTTAGAGGAACAATATCAGGTTTAGCAGAAAACTTCTCACCAACTTATACTGAAATAAAATATAGTGGTAGAGCAGAACCTGTATATGTTTATGATACATTTAAAAGAGATATCAGTTTTAACTTTAAAGTTTACCCAACTTCAAGAGCGGAAATGAAACCGATTTGGAAAAAATTAGAAAGACTATCTACTTATACAATGCCTGATTATCTTGATAATGGTTACACTGCGCCGGGTGAAGATGGTAATAGGGAGTTATTACTAACAATTGGTTACTTGTATCAACAAACACCAATGATATTAACTGCATTATCTTACACATACTCCGATGACACTCCTTGGGATATAGATTATGGATTACCTATGGGAATCGATATTCAGGTTAGTTGTACAATCCTTGGAAACGAATTACACAAATACGATAGTGAAAAAGTATTTTCATTTAGTACAGATATTAGAAGTTAACTATGAAAAGATATAGTAAAATAGATATTATTAAAAAAGAAGGTCAAAGACGTTTTACTGAAACGGTAAGATACCCATTAATACCACCAAGTATTGGTGATACATATATTGTTGCTATGCAAGGTGATAGACTTGACAACCTTGCGTATGAATATTACAAAGACCCATCACTTTGGTGGATACTTGCAAGGGCTAACAAAATTGGTTTAGGAACTTTAAATATAGAATCAGGAAAACAAATCAGAATTCCTGAAAATCCACAAACAATCATAGATGAATACAATCGTATAAATAAAAAACAGGAGTAAGTTATGGGATTAACGCTAGGAAACAGAGCACTACCATTACCTTCTGATTTTATGGAAACCCCTACCTCAAGAATAGGTAAAGGTGTTGGAGTTCACAAAAGAGCATACGCAAAACTAAGATATATTGGTCGAAGTAATAAAGAAGGATATGTTATAGGATGTCCAAATGACGCGGTAAAAACCATTGAAAGTAATGTTCAACAAACTCATTCTAATTTATTAAGTTCAGAAGGTGGTAGATTAACACCAAGACCTGTTTTAGAATCTGTATCTATGGCAAACGATGGTGGACAAGACCTTTCAGACGCAATGTTATTTGAACTAAGTGTAAGTTGTAAAGTATATAATAAAAATGATTTTGACGCGATAGACCAAACTTTCTTTACGCCAGGACATAGATGTGCAGTTGATATAGGATGGGTCGGTGGTGAAGCAGTTACTGTTAAAGGCGATATTTGTGGTTTTGACTTTTCAATCAATCAAGATTTATCTTATGACGTTACCATAAAAATAGGTGGTATGACAGATGGTGTTAAAGGAGCAGACTTGATTTTTGGTAAAGGTATTTCTTTTGGTAGTCTTACCTACACAGACCCCGAAGATGATTCAAAAGAAATTACTCCAACAGATATAATAAGTGCATTAACAGCAGCATCTACTTTAAATAAGTCTCAAGCATTAGCAGGTACAGCAAGACAGTATAAAAACAATATATTAAATTCTCAATTTGTTACAGTAAAACATATACAAGATGAAGGTGGTTGGTCAAACTTTTGGGGAACCAACAGAGAATCTATGGATTATATAAATCTTAAAAGTTTAGTTTCACTAATAAATAGAAATGTAAAAGACGGTAAAGTTTTTGGTGATAATCCATTTGAGTTCGACATACAATACGGTAAGAATAATAAAATGGACAAAAATATATTTTCGGCAGACCCGTATACGATGTTACTATCTCATAGTACAAGTGCACTTGAATATGGTCCAAAAGCAAAGTTAACAGGTGCACCACAGGGGTCAACACCTGAAAGTAACATATATTTGTCAATAGCGTATTTACAAACTCAATACGACCAACTGAAAAACCCACCAACAATGGGTGAAGACGGTGGAGAAAATAAAGAAAAAGCAGTATCTACTGTGAAATACTTACAAACTATATTTAATAAAATAAAAGATTGTTCGGGTGGTTACATTCGTTTGTATTTTTATTCAGACCCCGACCAAGAGGGACAGTTAATTATTTGTAATAGAGGAAATAATGTAAGTAATAACTTCACTAAAATATCTATGACGAATGGATTTGAAAAGGGTATTAGAGATGTTAACTTAACGTCTAATTTAGATTCAGATATGATTGGACTTGCTACCAACGCAGCAATGTCAGGAAAATATAGTAGTCAATTAGGAAAACTATATCCCGACTGTTACAGAAAACCCGATGATAGTCAAAAAAACGATACAGGTCCCTCTGCAGAGGAAAGATTAGACGAAGCAAAAACGGGTCTTGGTGATAGAATTAGTGAAGACGATGTTACAACAGCAAAATCTGCATTAAAAACATATGTCATGGGATTAAATGAAATTCCAACTTTAACATACAGTTTAGAAGCAACTGTAAAATTTGACGGATATGCAAGTCCTGATGGTGGTCCTAAGTATGGTGACGCATTTCAAATAGATAGATTACCCGCAAGAATGAATACTTCTAATATATTCTTCGTAGTAACAAAGATAGCAAACGATTACAGTGCAGGTGATTGGACAACAACTGTAACAGGTTTAATGATGGTAGGTAAATAATGGGAAGACAACGAATATATTATCCAAGAGGAGCACAGAGACAAGGTCTTTACACATCAGGTGGACAGTGGATGTCTGAAGATGGTGCAGAGTGGGTTGGTCAATATCATATTTACACGAACACAGGTGAAGTATTCACAGAACCCGAATATGTAAAAGGTAAATCTGTAAAATTAATACCTTACGCAAATTTGGGTGAAGAAAATCAAAGAAGAACTTTTCAATATAACAAAATCAAAAAAATAGATGATTACGAACCTACTGTAACACTACCTGACCCATACTTTCCACAACCAACGGGGGAAGATTACGATACGGGATACGTTGTTAGATACTTTCTTCAAAAAAAGGGAAGTAGAGTTATATTCGAGGTTAGTAAAGATGGATTTAGTTTTGAAGACCCTAATTACCATAAATGTGAATTAAAGTGGAAGATATCAGGTCCACTAAACGACTTAAACGGTATAAGTGGTATCATAGACACAAATCAGAGAACTGTACTCTTAAAAAGAAAAGAAATGCCTTTCATAGATTCTTATTTAACCGACCTTACTCAGTTGGCAAAAAATTAACAAAATTTAACATAAATTTAACATTAGAAATTTGGATATCTCGGCAAATTGTCGTACTTTAGTAGTGTAAGATTAAGAGATATGATAAAATCAAAAGAAAACAAAAAAGTAGGAATCGAAATCGATTTAACAGGACCCGATGGTAATGCTTATGCAATCTTAGGTTTAGCTAAAAGATTATGTAGAGAATTTGATATTCCATTCAACCCACTAATGAAAAAAATGACAAGTGGTGATTATGAGAATCTAATCAAAGTATTCGATGATAAGTTCGGTTCTTTTGTAACAATGTACAGATAAAATAAAAATTATGATTAAATACGGAATAAAAATTACAAAACCTTGGTCAAAAGAAATGTATGACCATAATGACTTAGTTTCAGATACGATGAAACATAACATTGTTGAGTCAATTGTTAAATACCAAAACGATTTTGATAAACTTAATGACCTGATGGTTCTTTGTGGTGGTATCAAGTACGGTGATGGTTATAGTATCGATGAACTTTACGCAGATGTTCACGATGAAGTTTACAATGTTCAAAACTATTGGTTACATCAAGAGTATCCTTACTATGTTGAAAAAGGGTTAGTTGAAAAAGTTGATTTAGAATTTATAGGATATGAATAAAATAGGATTTGAAAAATTAGAAAAAATTAAAGACGAACTCGGAGATTTTGAAATCGGACAAGTGTGGGGTGGTGGAAATCCACTCTACTTACGATTTGGATATTGGTTTCAAAAAGACGTGAATAAAATCCAAGAAATTATAGGTAATAGTGCAAAAGTGATTGAGAGTGAAATCTACGATGATGATTGTGGATGGAAGTACTCTTATCATTTAACATAATAAATTTGGATAATTCATAAAAGTTTCGTATATTAGTTACGCATGAAGATTGTAGATAGTCCAAAACAGTTAAGGAAACATATATCCCAACTTAACAGGGAGAAAATACTCGTATACCCTATTTTAACGAGTTTAGAGAAACATTCTACCCTGTCAAGGATATCTTCTATCATTTTATCAGATGGTGTCTTAGACCTCTTCATAAACTACAATAATATAGACTCAGACAATGTAAAGGAAAAAGTTGATTTTAGTCAATTTAAAGAAGTATGGGTTGTTGGTCTAAAAGAATTCTTATATCATTATGATTTTTTACCAAATATGTACGATGTTGAAATGTCACTGTTTTGGCAAGACAAAGATTTCGAAGTAGAAGAGAAACGTATATATACTGTATTCAGACGAAGGAACGCACCGAGAGCAAATGACTTGATTCCTATATGGAAACATTATGAACAGTTCAAAGAGTGGAAGAAATTTTACGGTGATGTAAAAATTTCTAAATTCTCACAACTTTATCCAAAAGGATTACAATGGATAGAAAAGAATGGATTGTCAACTGAATCAGGTTTAGAATATACTCAATACAATTCACTTACAACAACATCAAGACCTTCAAATACATTTGGTGGGATTAATTACGCAGCGTTGAAAAAAGATGGTGGAGTAAGAGACCGATTTGTATCACGATTTGATGGGGGTAAACTATACCAACTTGACTTTGATGGATATCATATTAGGTTGATTGGAAAATTGATTGGAGTTGACATACCATTAGATGTGAAAGCACACAAATGGTTAGCAGACCAATATGGGGCAGATATCAAAGACGCAAAAGCAATCACATTTAGACAGTTGTATGGTGGGGTTGAAGATGAGTATTATCATATTCCGTTCTTTCAAAAGACATCTGAGTATATAAACTCACTATGGATGGACTTTTTAAGGAATCGACTCACAAATACACCAATTATGAGTCGATTAATTAAAATAAACGACTCACTAAATAAAAATAAACTATTTAATTATATCCTACAGTCGGTTGAGACAGAAAGAAACATACTTATATTAGATAAACTGAGTAGACTTGATATGGGTCAAAAAACAATACCTATATTATACACATACGATTCTATTCTATTCGATGGTCATGAGGATGATATTGAATATATCAAAGAAGTTAAACGAATAATGGAGAAAGACGGGTTTCCAACTGAGGTTGAATCAGGAAATAATTACGGAAACATGGTTACTACAAATATTTAGATATTTATTGTTATGAGAAACACCCATTCTAAATTCATAGATAAAATATTAAAAGAAATTTGGTCAGATATAGATACAAAAATGAACGATGGTATCTATACCGAAGAGTTTCTTACGTCATTATACAACAAACTATCAGAATATGTTGATGAAGAATTTGCGAGAGAGTTCTTACGAGAGATTGAAACTACATCAGGTGAAGAAAAACCTGAAACAGGTGATGAGAAAGAACTTGATAGTGACGAAAAGTATGATATGATGACTCAAGCAGAGAGAGATAAACTTAAACAATCAAAAGAAACAGATGATGAATTAGCCAAATCAACAAACGAAGGGTTTATCAATGAAGCAGGGTTTACATACACTGAACTAACAAAATCAGGTGGTAAATATCAACCACCATTTTTAGCACATATACAGAATGGAAAAGAATTTGATTTAGATGGTGACTATGAAGGTGAAAAAGATGTCTTAGTAAAAAACAATTTAGATTTAACAGGATTTGGTGATAAATCGTTATTACAAATACTAAGTGGTGGGACTAAAGAAGAGGCGAAAGAATTTTTCAAATCAAACTCAGAACCGATACTTGTTGGTAAAAGTGGTAGAAAGTATTCTTTAAATCAGATATCAAAATCTACATTTACAGGTCAAGGTGGTGGAACTAAACCAACTGACGCCGCATATTATGAAATGGGTATTTCGGTAGAGTACAATAAACTAAAAGGAATGAACACAAAAACTGCAAAAGAAAAAGCAGAAGTTGATTTCAAAAAATATAGTAAATACGAAAGTTATTTAACAGAAGTTTGTGGTAAAGTTGCAAAAAACTTACCTGATGTTGGACCATATCTAAGACAAACAGGTGGTGATAGATTTTCTCCATCTAAAGAATGGCCTTCATCTGATGGAACTCCAAAAACAGATATATTTGGTGGGTCAAACAACAGAATCAGTGTAAAGAAAGTTGGTGGTTCACAATTAGTAAGTGGTAAAGGTGGTGACGCCAAAGGTGTATTTAAAGGTGGTTTGTCTTTCTATGACAAATATGATTCAAAAGATGGTCAGTCACATATAAAGTATGTAATTGATAATATAGAAAAAGATTTTAAAACATACAACTCAGATAATCAAGTTGGTGATATCAGAAAACAAGCAGGTGAGGCATTTGTAAAGTGGAGAGTTTCACAAATAAAATCAAAAGCAAAACCATCTGATATAGAAAAACACGCAAAAGCAGAAGCGATTGGTGCAGGTATTATTGGAGCAAGAGGTAAATGGAATACATGGTTCGTTGATGATGTAAAACCATTGGATGACAAAGCAGTACTAAAATGGTTTAGTGGATATTGGAAATCATTGGGTAATGAAGTATTACAAGGTGAGATGAAGAATGTAATCGAGATGGCAATTGACCATAAAAGAATTGACGCAAACTTCAAACAAGCATTCCAAAATGATAGTTTCAAAAAATGGTGTGTATATGAAGCATCTGCAGGAACATATAAATTTACAGGTGTCGCGGATACAGCAGCATCAAATGACGCAGTCGCAAATAAAATATTAGTATTCGGTGAGGATGGTAAAGTAAAAGTCAAAGAAATAACACCATCATGGGCGAGCGGGTACGCATCAAATGTTACTCCTATCGTAGCATTCAAATCTTCAGGTCGTTCTAAATTTACGGCGTTTAGATTAATGCAAGAAGGATATAATCCTTACAAATCAGGATTTGAAAATGATTTGAATACAATCATAAAAGAAGAAACAGGTAAAATAGACACCTTAATAACTGAATCAGTAGAACAAATGGATTTACTCCTAAATGAAATCAGTGTAAAGGGTATTTTAAAAAGTATTGGTAGAATAGCAAAAAAATTATTGAAAAAGATAACAGACTCTATCAAAAACTTTTATGAAAGAGTTATTAAGAAAGTTTTAAAGAAGTTGAGAGAGTTTGCAAAATCAGGTATCGAAAAATTCTGTGATTATTTAGGAATAGAGATTAACGGGTCAGCAAATGTAGTAATCAACTTTTAATTGGAGAGAATGAGTGAGAACGCAATTATTATGTACATTTACTAATGAATTTGAGTTTGAGAACATTCTTGAATCAGTTAATAATTCATTTGAACTATACAGTAGAAAAATATTTATATTAAAATTAAGTCCATCAAAAGAATTAGTTGTGAGTTACAATATTATACCAAATCCAAACAACAAGTTTTTACCTAATACGATATTAACCCATCGTAAAAAGGAATCAAACACGTTGTACACGATAAACGCACTAAACAGGTTGATTGCAGACTTGAACGGTGGTGTTGTCGATAAAAGTTATATGGTAAATTGGGAAGATTATAGAAACTCTATGATTTTAACAGACGCAGATGGATATAAAATATTAAAGACAAGTTTATTTAGAATAGTTAACGTAAACTAACAAGTTATGAATGAAAATTCTGAGAATGTAGAGTGGAAACACGTCTACACTATTAAGGAAATGACCCCTATTCAGGGATTAGAAAAAGGTCTAACTAACTTCACACCAAGACCCGTTGGTGGAAGAGGTAGTGATTTCAACGACCCAAAATTAGTAAATCCAAAAAAATATAGTTTAAGATACAACCCACCAAAAGATTGGCAGGGTATTAAGTACAACAATCATTGGTTTGGTTTAGTTCACTTATTAGAACAAACCCATCATCATTTCAATATACAAGATTTTTTCCAAAAAGGAGCAGGTCCATATGAATACCAACGGAAATTACCAAGACGTAGAAGAGCATTAGAAATAGGTTCATATATGGGTGAATCAGCAAGAATGATGATGGCATCGGGTATATTTGATGAATTACATATTATTGACCCATGGATTGGTGATGAAGAAGCAAATACGGCGTTTGATGAAACTTGGGATAGTGTAAAACACAAGTGTAAACAGAACATCTCACAATTCGGTGATAAAATTTTTATATACGAAGGATTTAGTCATGAGGTATATGGTCAATTTATCGATAACAGTTTTGATTTTGTTTACATAGACGCAGCACATGATTATGAATCTGTTAAAAAAGATATAATACTATATAATCGTAAATTAAAACACGGTGGAATTATGGCAGGTAACGATTACTACAACACTTCAGGTCATCACAAAGGAGTTGGTAAGGCAGTAGATGAGATGTGGGGTAAAAAAAATGTAGAGAGGTTCATAGACAGTAGTTGGTGGACTGTAAAACCAAGACTAAAACACACCACTCCAAAATAGGTTTTTTAATTATATTTTGCTATTTATATAAGTAGAATTGAAAGATTTAAAAAAAAATGAAAAAACATTTGGAATTGTCAACCAAATGTTGTATATTAGTGACAGTTTAACAATTAATAATAAATAAAAAGGTAAATTATGGCAATTGATTTAGATGCAATTAGAAACCGTTTGAACTCGCTTCAAACAAAAGTTACAAAAACCGATAATCTGTGGAAACCACAGCCAGGTAAACAACAAGTAAGGATTCTCCCTTACGTTCACAATCCCTCTAACCCGTTCATTGAACTTTATTTCCATTTTGGATTTGGTGGTAAGAACATTATCTCTCCAAGTTCACATGGTGAAGCAGACCCTCTATTAGAGTTTGCAGAAAAACTAAGGTCAACAGGGAACAGAGACGACTATCAACTTTCAAGAAAACTTACTCCAAAGATGAGAACTTACGTTCCTGTCTTAGTAAGAGGTGAGGAATCAGAAGGTGTTAAGTTTTGGGGATTCGGTAAGAATGTATACCAAGAACTTCTTGGATTCTTCGCTGACCCTGATTATGGTGATTTAACTGACCCTGTAAATGGTAGAGATATCACTGTTGAATTCAAAACAGCAGCAGAGTTAGGAAAAACTTATCCTGAAACTTACATCAGAGTAAAACCTAATACAACTCCTATCTCAGAAGATAAGAATGTATTAGAAACTGCTAAAGACCAAATTGAACTTCCTTCATTATTCAAAAAAGTTTCTTATGAGGAAATGGAAGGAATGTTGAAAGAATGGTTAGATACAGGTGAAGTTACTGATAAGAAACAAGAACCTAAAGTAGAAGTTACTGAGAAAACTGAAGCAACCTCTCCTGCGAGTAATGTAAAAGAGGCATTTGACGACTTATTTAACGACTAAATATGGCAAAGAAAAAGAATGTTCGTGATGAACTATCTTCAATCTTGGCTGACAACCTGAACAAAAAGTTTAAATCCAACCACAAAGTTGCATACTTTTTAGATGGGGATGAACAGACACCCACCGACCTTGACGGGTGGGTGTCCTCAGGTTCTCCGATGTTAGACCTTGCGATTTCAAACAGACCAAATGGTGGATTACCTGTTGGTAGAATTACTGAAATTACAGGATTAGAAGGAAGTGGTAAATCTTTATTAGCAGCACATGCAATAGCAGACACTCAAAAACAAGGTGGTCTTGGTGTTTACATAGATACTGAGAACGCATGTAATATGGAGTTTTTAGAAGCGATTGGTGTTGATATTAAAACGATGTTATACGTCCCTCTTGAAACAGTTGAAGATATTTTCGAAGCCATTGATTCTATTATAGAGTCGGTGAGGTCTTCAGACAAAAAGAAATTAGTTACGATAGTTGTAGATTCAGTCGCAGGGGCGTCAACTAAAGTAGAAATCTCAGCAGACTATGACCAAGCAGGTTACGCAACTCAAAAAGCAATCATTATATCGAAAGCAATGAGGAAGGTAACTAACTTGATTGGTAGAGAGAGAATTTCTTTAATTTTTACAAACCAACTAAGAACAAGATTAGGTGTTTCATTCGGTGACCCTTGGACTACAAGTGGTGGTAAAGCAATCGCATTCCACTCGTCTTGTAGAATTAGGTTAAAATCAATGGGACAACTTAAATCTAAAATAGGTGGAGTAGACCAAGTAGTTGGTATCAAAACAAGAGCACAAGTGATAAAGAACAGAATGGGTCCACCATTACGTTCAGTTGATTTTGATATCTACTTTGATAGTGGTATCGACAATTATGGTTCATGGTTACAAATGATGAAAACATATAAGTTGGTAACTCAAAGTGGTGCGTGGTATACCTATGTAGATAAAGAAACAGGTGAGGAACTAAAGTTCCAAGCAAAAACTTGGGATGACTTATTAGATAGTAGACCTGAGTTGAAAGATAGTATCTACAATGAAATTTGTAATTCATATATTATGGCTTACAAAGAATCGAGTGCAGAAGCAAATATTGATAACGTTGAAGTAACAAGTTTTGATGAATAACAGATATAAGGAACTCCTTAAACAAGTAAGTATAGAACATAACGAAGTAAAAGATGAATCTTTAAACGACAGAGTTTTGATACTCGATGGACTCAATCAGTTCATTAGATGTTTTGGAGCAGTTCCTGCACTCAATGATGACGGTGAACATTGTGGTGGTGTGACAGGTTTTCTCCTGTCCACTGCCTCAATAATCCGTACATTAAAACCCACTCGTGTTGTCGTGGTATTTGACGGTAAGGGTGGTTCAAATAGAAGAAAACAATTACACAAGGGATATAAAGAAGGTAGAAAGGGTTTAACCAAACTAAATAGATTAGCAGGATACGAAGACTTAGAAGACCAAGAAGTGTCGATGAGAAAACAATTTAGTAGACTGATTGAATATTTACAAATCCTACCTTTATCACTAACATATATAGATTATGTTGAAGCAGACGATATAATCGCATATCTTTCTAATCATTATTTCAAGAATGAAGTTACAATCTGTTCGTCAGATAAGGATTTCTTACAATTAGTAAATGATAGAGTTTCTGTCTACGCACTTACTAAGAAAAAACTATATACTCCTGAAATGGTGAAAGAAGAATATGGAGTCACTCCTCAAAATCTAATATTTTACAGATGTTTGATGGGTGATAAATCAGATAATATAGGTGGTGTAAATGGTGTTGGACTAAAAACTATTCAGAATAAAATGACCTTTTTAGGTAAAAATGAACTTTCTTTAGACACATTCATTGAGAAATGTTCTTCAGAGTGTGATGATAAGTTGTCACAAAAACTTATTGAAAATGTTGATACTATAAAACTAAATCATAAGTTAATGCAACTACATGACCCTGAAATATCTTCTTCTATAAAATCAAACGTAAGAGAAATCATGGATTCCGAAGGAAATAGATTGGATATGATAGAGTTTAAAAAAATGTTTATGTATGATAAGTTATATACAGCATTTGCAAATGTCGACTCTTGGTTACGAAACTCTTTTACTTCTTTGGAAACAAATCTAAAAAATAATTTTGATATTAAGAAATAATTTCGTATATTATAGTCTATGGAAAAATTAGGGTCAAGGTTTAGTACATCATTTCAGAATAAAGTAATATCGGCAATATTATCAGACAGGTCTTTCACAAGACAAATATATGATATTATCAAACCCGAGTATTTTGATTCTGAAGCAGCAGAGTGGTTAGTTAGAACCATTCTAAATTATATGAATGAGTTTGAGAAAATGCCTACTTTGGATGTTCTCAAGGTCAAAATCAATTCTATTGAAAGAGATGTATTACAAACTTCAGTAATTGATACCCTAAAGTTCGCATGGAACCACTTAGAGAGTGAAGATTTAGAATTCGTAAAAGAACAAGTTCTTGACTTTTGTAAAAATCAATCTATCAAGAACGCAATCTTAGATTCAGTACCTTTATTAGAAAGTGGTAAGTATGACATGATAAAAAAGAACATTGATACTGCAATGAAAGCAGGTCAAGATTCTGACATTGGTCATGAATACAAATCCATGATAACTGAAAGATACGAAGATACTGTTAGAAACGTTGTTTCAACAGGATGGCAAGTTATTGATGAGATTACACAAGGTGGTTTTGGGAAGGGTGAATTAATTTTATTCGCAGCACCGCCAGGTATTGGTAAATCGTGGTCGTTAGTAAACATTGGAGTAAATGCAATGAAAAAGGGTAAAACTGTCGCACATTATACCCTTGAATTAAACGAAGGTTATGTTGGTCAGAGATATGATGCTGTATTAAGTGGAGTTGCAGTTGCAAATCTAAAATACAATATGGAAGACGTGACCAAAGCAGTTAAATCTGTATCAGGTGATTTAGTTGTAAAACACTATCCAACCAAAACCGCCAGTGTAACTTCTCTAAAAGCACATATGGACAAAATGATACTACAGAATAAAAAACCTGATGTAGTAATAGTTGACTATGCAGATTTGTTGAGAGGTCCTAACAAAGAAAAAAGACACGAAGAGTTAGAAGAAATTATCGAAGACCTTCGTGGTATGGCAGGTGAGTATGAAGTCCCTGTTTATACAGCATCACAAATTAATAGAAGTGGTGCAGAAGATGACATAATTACAGGTACTAAGATTGCAGGTTCATTTTCAAAGATGATGACAGCAGACTTTGTTGTATCACTTTCTCGTAAAATAGAAGATAAACTCGCAGGTACAGGTAGGTGGCATGTTATCAAAAACAGATTTGGTCCCGATGGTATGACATTTCCATCGAAAGCTAATTTTTCCACGGGACAGATTCACATTTACAACGATGATTCCATTGATGGTAGAAAGACTACAAGTCAGATGAAACAGGGGGAGAGTTTAGTAAGAAAAGAATTAGCGCAAAAATATAAGGAAATGTCGGGTGATATTGATTTTTAATCATATATATTATCACCGACTAAAACATTTGTATAACTAAAAAATTAAGTTTTAATAATTATGGGATTATTTGACAATCGTATACCGTTCAAACCATTTGAATATCCCGAATACTATACAGAAGGTTGGTTAAAACAAGCACAAGCATTTTGGTTACATACTGAAATCCCAATGCAAGGTGACATCAAAGATTGGAATGAAAATTTGTCAGTCGAAGAGAAACACTTAGTTGGTAATATTCTGCTTGGATTTGCTCAAACTGAATGTGCAGTATCGGATTATTGGACAACCATGGTAACAAATTGGTTTCCAAAACATGAGATAAAACAAATGGCAATGATGTTTGGTTCACAAGAGACCATTCACGCAACTGCATATTCATATCTTAACGAATCATTAGGTTTAGAAGATTTTGAAGCATTTTTACATGAACCTGCAACTGCCGATAGATTTGAAGCATTAGCAGAAGTATCATCAAATTATACATACGAAGACTTAAAGAATAATCCTAAAGCAAGACAAGAAGTAGCAAGGTCACTCGCTATCTTTAGTGCATTCGCAGAAGGAGTGGCACTTTATTCTTCTTTCGCAGTACTTTATTCATTCCAAATGAGGAATAGACTTAAAGGTATTGGACAACAAATGAAATGGAGTGTAAGAGACGAATCTTTACATTCTAAAATGGGTATCCAACTATTCAGACATATGTGTCAGGAATATCCTGAACTAATAGAAGACGCAAAACCTGTAATTAGAGAGGCAGCGGAAACCATGTTAGAGTTGGAACTAAAATTTATTGATAAAATGTTTGAAAAAGGTGATTTAGAAAATCTGAAAAAAGAAGACCTAAAAAACTTTATCAAAAGAAGAATCAATGAAAAATACAAAGAGTTAGGTTATTCAGAATCTATAACTTCCTATGATGAAGAATCAGCATCGGAATTAGATTGGTTCTACCACTTAACAGGTGGACAAACACATACGGACTTCTTCGCTATCAGACCTACTGACTACAGTAAAGCAAATGAGGGTGAAGATTGGGACGACATATTTTAAGAAAAATCAGTTATGAAAAATCACGCAGAAAATTTAGGTTGGGAAGTTGGTGTTGATTTTCCTGTTTGGGCAAACACGGAAATCTATGTAAAGACGATATCAAAAGGTTACTTACTTCCTGACGAAAAACCAAAAGACGCATATTGGAGAGTATCTACAGCAGTCGCAAGAAGACTGAACAAACCACAACTTGCTTCAAAGTTTTTTGATTATATATGGAAAGGTTGGTTAAATCTCGCGTCACCTGTATTATCCAATACGGGAACGGACAGAGGTCTACCAATCAGTTGTTTTGGTATCGATGTAGGAGATTCAATCCAAGAAATCGGTCACAAAAACTTAGAGATGATGTTACTTGCTAAACACGGTGGTGGAGTAGGTATCGGAGTAAATATGATTAGACCAGCAGGTTCTAATATTACACAAAACGGAACATCAGATGGTGTTGTACCATTTTGTAAAATTTATGATTCTACAATCCTTGCTACAAACCAAGGTGCAGTTAGAAGAGGAGCAGCATCTGTAAACTTAAACATCGAACACGATGATTTTGATGAGTGGATTGAAATCAGAGAACCAAAAGGTGATGTAAACAGACAATGTATGAACTTACATCAATGTGTTGTTGTTGGTAATAAGTTTATGAGAAAATTAGAAGATGGTGAATCTGAAGCAAGAAGAAGATGGGGTAAGTTACTTCAGAAGAGAAAAGCAACAGGTGAACCGTATATCATGTTTAAAGGTAACGTAAACAACGCAAACCCACCAATGTATAAAGATAATGGATTGAAAGTTTTTATGACTAATATCTGTTCTGAAATCGTATTACATACAGACGAAAATCACTCATTTGTTTGTTGTCTGTCTTCACTTAACTTAGCAAAGTATGATGAGTGGAAAGATACTGATTTAATTTATACAGCAACTTGGTTCTTGGATGGAGTTCTTTCAGAGTTCATTCAAAAAGCAAAGAACATGAGAGGATTTGAGAATTCAGTTCGTTCAGCAGAAAAAGGTAGAGCATTAGGATTAGGTGTTCTTGGATGGCATACTTACTTACAAAGAAAAGGTATTTCGTTTGAAGGATTACCTTCTCAATTTGAAACTCGTAAAATCTTTTCTCAAATCAAGATTGAATCAGAAAGAGCAAGTAGAGATATGGCAACTGAGTTAGGTGAACCGTTGTGGTGTAAAGATAGTGGGTTTAGAAATACTCACTTAAGAGCAATCGCACCAACTGTTTCTAATTCTAAGTTAAGTGGTAATGTGTCAGCAGGTATTGAACCATGGCCATCAAATGTATTTACGGAACAAACTGCAAAAGGTACGTTTATCCGTAAGAATCTTGAATTAGAAAAAGTTCTTAGAAAAGTTGGTATCAACAAAAAATCAACTTGGGACAAAATCTTAGAAGATGGTGGTTCAGTTCAAGACATAAAAGAATTAGATGATTGGGGATATGTAGATGGAAAACTCCTAAAAAGAGAAGACATTCCTCAAGAGGCATTTGATAAAGAACAAGTTTTTTGGGTAAAAGACGTATTTAAGACCTTCAAAGAAATTAATCAGTTAGAATTAATCAGACAAGCAGGTGTTAGACAACAATATATTGACCAATCAGTTTCGTTGAATCTGGCGTTCCCATCTGAAGCAACTCCTAAATGGATTAATCAAGTTACTTTAGAAGCGTGGAAACAAGGAATTAAAACTTTATATTATATGAGAACAGAGTCCGTCCTTCGTGGTGATATCGCAGCACGAGCATTGGACCCTGATTGTGTATCCTGTGATGGTTAAATGAAGGTAAGAAAATGAAAGAATATTTGTATTTTTCAGCAGCGTGGTGTCAACCATGTAAAACGTTGAGTCCTGTAATGGAACAAGTCGGTAATACGATTCCCGTAAAAAAAATAAATGTGGATGAACAATCCGACTTAGCACAGAGATACGGTATAAGGAGTGTTCCAACTGTAGTTTTGTTAGAGAATCAAATCGAAGTAAAAAGAATTATCGGTGTAAAACCAATGAACGAGTACTTATCGATATAAAATTAAAAAAGTTATGAAACAAACAAAGATTTGTTTGAATGCTATGGTAGCAAACGAATCTAACACTATTCTTAGAATGTTAGAGTCGTGTTATCAGTACATTGACTATTGGGTGATTCAAGATAATGGGTCAACTGATGGAACTCAACAAATAATTCGTGATTTTTTTGAAGAAAAGGGAATTGACGGATTTCTTTATGAAACAGAATGGAAGTTTCCTGGCTACAATAGAGACCATACTTTACAAAAGTGTCTAAGTTCTAATCATGGATGTGATTGGATTCTTAGAATGGACGCGGATGAACAATTAAAAGTAGATGATAATTTTGATTGGTCGGTATTCAACGACACTTCTATCGATTCTTTTAATATCCCCGTAGAAACAACTGATAGTTACTATTATAGAACTTGGTTATGGAACGCAAACAGACCGTGGTATTTCAAACACTCAAAAAGACACGAAACAATACATTTACCTGATGTGGATGAAGACTTTGTTAGATTTGATTTAGATAAATCATTTAGACACATCGTAACAAATGACGGACAAACTTGGACTGTAGACAATAAGTTTATTACAGACGCACTAACACTTGAGTTAGAAAATGTACCAACTAAAAAAGTATTAGAAGATGACTATCATTTATGGTATATTGGAAAATCATATTACGATGGTTATTGGAAAACAGAAGAGTTACCATTTGGTGAACTACATTCATATGAATACGCAAGAAGAGCAATATTTTATTTTGAAATGTATCTAAAAAACGTTCACGGTGAAAATCCTCATTGGGATGAAATGGGATATTACGCATGTTTATTGTTAGGTAGATTGTATGCATTTTTAGGTGAACCATATGATGGATTACAAAAGTGGGAAGAGGCGGAAAAATACTGTCAAGGAAGAAATGAACATTTGATTGATTTAGCATACTATTATAGAGACAATGGATTTTGGGAACAGATGTTAGAAGTTTGTACTAAAATTATGAAAAACAAGAATCCGTTTCCTAATTCTACGTTTTTTATAGATAATCAATCATACCCTGATACAGGAACAAGGTGTAAAGAATTATTAGAAGTTGCAAAAAGAAATGTATAAATACGATTATTTAATTGTCGGTTCAGGGTTTTATGGAGCAGTTTGTGCATATGAACTGAAAGAAGCAGGTAAAAAAGTTTGTGTTATTGAAAAAAGAGACCACATTGGTGGTAACTGTTATACGGAAGAGGTAGATAAAATTCATGTACACAAATATGGACCTCATATATTTCATACAAACAGTGAGAAGGTGTGGCATTGGATAAATCAGTTTGTAGACTTTAATCAGTTTCAACTAAATCCAATAGCAAACTATAAAGGTGAGATATACCCACTACCTTTCAATATGTATACATTTAACAAAATGTGGGGTGTTAGAACACCTGAGGGTGCAAAAGAAAAGATTGAATCACAGAGGTTTAAAGGTAATCCTACTAACTTAGAAGAACAAGCACAAGCTCTTGTTGGTAAAGATATTTATCAAAAATTAATAAAAGGTTACACTGAAAAACAGTGGATGAAACCTTGTATGTTGTTACCAAAATCAATCATCAAAAGATTACCTGTTAGATTCACTTACAATAACAACTATTTTAATGACAAATATCAAGGAATACCAATCGGTGGATACACTCAGATATTTGAAACGTTGTTAGAAGACATTGAAGTATTTACAGAAACAGATTATTTTGACAAAAAGGACTTTTGGGATGGTTTAGGTGAGACAGTAATATACACAGGACCAATTGATAAATACTACGATTACAAATATGGTGATTTGGAATACAAATCTGTACATTGGATGAATAAGATGTATAAATCAAAGGATAACTATCAAGGATGTGCAGTTATGAACTACACTGATTCAGAAACACCATATACACGAATCATTGAACATAAACACTTTGATAATCAAAATCAAGAAGGAACTTATGTTAGTTGGGAATACCCACAACCATATGAACGGGGAGTTGAACCATTTTATCCTGTAAATGATAAAGTAAACAACGAAAAGTATAACAAGTATAAAAAATTGTCACAACAACAAGACAAGGTGATATTTGGTGGTAGATTAGCAGAATATAAGTATTACGATATGCACCAAGTAATCGCAGCAGCATTAAAGAAAGTAGAAACATTACTATGGTAGTAATTGATGATTTTATTAAAGACGAAGACCTTTTAAATCGACTCAAAGAGGATAATACTTTTTGGGATGATAAGGGTTACTATTGGTGGAACGGGTGGTGGAATACACCAACCAACACACTTAAGAAAGAGTTAATACAGTATATTTGGGGTGAAAACTCCCCATACCCATCTGTAAACGTTTCAGGGTTTGAATATTGGACAGGTGTTTATTCTCAAGACGAGGAACGAGATGAACTACCATTTCATTTTGATAAAGATGAATATATATGGGATACTGAAAAAAGAATAGTTAGACCCGTAATAGGAACAGTTTTCTATCCGTGGGAAAACGATATCGATGGTGGATATCTTGAAATATATCCTGACGGAATGGAAGGTGAACCTGAAAGATTAGAACCCAAATACAATAGATTAGTTATCTTTCCTGCAGGTCACCATCCACATAGAGTTACTAAAGTTACTCGTGGGACACGAAGAGCCATCGCAATAAACCTATGGGACGTAGAACCATCAGGTGTAAAAAATGGTGAAATGTATTTGGAAAATTAATAAAAATTTTGTATATTAGTGAAAAGATTTAAAATGAGGTTACGAGGTGAATCACATCCACAACATAAATTAACAGAAGGACAAGTGAAGTCTATCAGAAAATTATGGTCTGTGGGTCATCGTAATATAAGAGTATTAGCAAGAAATAACGGAGTATCTCCTGCGAATATTAGAAAAATAGTAAAAGGGGAAACTTGGACTCACCTACTTTTTGGTGAATTTAACGATTATCAATAATATATGTATCAAAACGTATACTACGAAAAAGAAAAGAATATCATACACTGTTGGGATGATGAAAAAGGTTACTATACATCAAAGTATCGTAGATACGCATATGTAAGAGACGGTAATGGAGCACATCAATCAATTCACGGTGAACGTTTAAAGAAACTTACTTGGTGGAAAGCAGAAGATGATTTACAATTATATGAATCAGATGTAAACGAAGTTACAAGATTCTTAATTGACAACTATGGTGACTCAGATGAATCATCAGTTGGACATACAGTTCTTACTTTTGATATAGAGGTAGAAATGCTTAGTGGTCTTCCTGACATTGATAAAGCAGATAACGAAATTACTGCGATTGCAGGACATGATAGTGTTACAAATGATTATTTTGTTTACGTTGTTAATAAAGGTGAGAAGATTAATAAAACAATCAAAGGTGCACAGGTAGAATCATTTGACTCAGAAGATGAACTACTTACAGCATTCTTAAACAAGTGGCAAGAAATAAATCCATCAATTGTAACAGGATGGAATATTGATTATTTTGATGTCACATACTTGTACAACAGATTAAAGAATAGATTTGGTGAAAGATTAGCAAACAAACTATCACCGATTGGTAAAGTTCATTGGAACAAATATCGTAAAAGATACATTATCGCAGGTGTATCAGCATTAGATTATCTTGCGTTATACAAATGTTACACATACACTGAACTTCCAAACTATAGATTAGACACGGTAGCAACAACTGAATTGGGTAGAGGAAAGATTGAGTATGAAGGAAACCTTGACCAACTATTCAGAGATGATATAGAGAAGTTTATTGAGTATAACTTAGTTGATGTAGAGTTGGTTGTTGATATGGATAAGAAACTTCAGTTTATTGATTTAGCAAGAGCAATATGTCATACAGGTCATGTGTTCTATGAAGATTACTTATTTTCATCAAAATGGTTAGAGGGTGCAATGTTGACATTCCTTAGAAGGAGTGGTAGAGTCGCACCAAATAAAGCAAGACGAGTTCCAAGAAACGAAGATGGTTCAGATGGTGAATCTAAGTTTACAGGAGCGTATGTAAAAGAACCAAAGCCAGGATTGTATAAATGGGTTTATGATTTAGATTTGACTTCACTATATCCATCAATCATTATGAGTATCAATATTTCACCTGAGACAAAGATTGGTAAGTTGAAAGATTATTCTGCTGAAGACCATATGAAAGGTAGATTAGAAACTTATACTATTATGGACGTTGATGGAAATGAGTTTCCTACTTTACCAAAAGATAAGTTCAAAGCATTTATAGATAAAAACAAATATTCAGTCGCATCAAACGGAGTCCTTTATAGAACAGATAAAGTTGGTATTATTCCTGAAATATTAAATGTTTGGTTTAACAAAAGAGTTGAATACAAAGATTTGATGAAAAAGTATGGTAAAGAAGGTAATGACGAACAATACAAGTTTTACGGTAAACGACAGTTAGTACAAAAGATTATGTTAAACTCTTTGTATGGAGTTTTAGGATTACCATCATTCAGATTCTATGATATTGACAATGCAGAAGCAACTACGATTACAGGTCAAACTGTAATTAAAACAACTGAGTTGATTGCAAATCAATACTACTCAAAAGTGATAGGAAAAGAGGCAGACTATAACGTGTATACTGATACTGATTCTGTATTCTATCAAGCAGCACCGTTGGTAAAAGCACGTAATCCTGAACTCAATGAAGAGTCGGATGAAGAAATGATTCCTGCGATTCTATCCGCAGCAAAAGAGGTAGAACAACACATTAATGGAATGTACGATGTTATGGCAAAAAAGTTATTTAACATTGATACACATAGATTTGATATCAAACAAGAAACAATCGCAAAGGGTGGTTTTTGGGTATCAAAGAAACGATACGCTCAATGGATTATCAACGACAATACTGTTGATTGTGATAAATTGGACGTAAAAGGATTGGATGTAAAACGTAGTTCGTTTCCAACTTACTTTAAAGAAGTTATGAAAACAGTTCTTTTAGATATTCTAAAATCAACTGATAAAACAGAGATAGACCAAAAAATATTAGATTACAAAGATGGTATGGTCGATAGGAACTTTATAGACATTGCAAAAAATACGTCAGTAAAAGAACTGTCAAAATATATGACAAAGAGTCAGGTGTTGGGTGAGTTCAAAAAAGGAACTCCTGCTCACGTTAAATCTGCATTGACATATAATCAATTACTTGCGTTCTATAAAGTACCTTACAAATATGAACCAATGAGAGACGGTGACAAGGTTAAGTGGGTTTATTTAAAAAACAATCCACTTGGATTAGATTCAACCGCGTTAAAAGGTCATAACGACCCACCACAGATTCTAAAGTTTGTTGAACAATATATTGACTATGATAAAATATGGGAAAAGGAGTTAGAAAACAAACTTGGAGATTTCTATGAAGCGATGGATTGGGAAAAACCTAATTCTAATTTACAGAAAGCATCACAATTTTTTGGATTTTAAATATTAATTAATTAGGAATATATTATGTTAGATGTATCAACACATAAAAATGTAGAAAATGTTATCAGATATTTTCTTTTATACTTACCACCAAGAGGAGCAGAATCCATATTAGACGTGGGTGGTGGGTGTACAGCACCTTACAAAGGTGTTCTACAAACAAGATGTGAGGAATACAGAAATCTTGATATAAGAAGTGGCCCAGGCGTTGATTATGTTCAAGATATTGTAGAGGGAACTGACTTTGAAGACAAACAGTGGGATTGGACATGGTGTTCAGAAACACTTGAACACATTCCACAAAAGTATATGAAGACATTTGTTGATGAAGTTTGTCGTATAAGTAAGAACGTAGTTTGGACGTTCCCGTTACCACACTCTGAGCCGTTTCCTTTAGACCCTGGCCATAGTGAAGTAATTGTAGATATGGAATCATATTCAAAAGACTTTCATGTATTTGATAAAACTACCAAATCAGGTAGGGGTATTTGGATTTTCGCAAGAAAAGACAGAAAGGTAGAAGTAACCAATAAAGGTATCATTCAAGAAGGATACTCCGCTGATAACTTATCGTTTGATGTGGTTAACAATAAAAAACGTCTAAAAGCAAATCCTGTCACTGTAAATAAATTTTTTAGTTTTGATTAGGAATTGTCAATTAAATTTTGTATATTAGTAACAAACTTAAAATAAATTATGAAGAAAAACTCGTTTGAAGGTTTCATTTCCCGATATAATCTCGGTGGTGAAGTCGAATCGGTTAAGATTAACTCAACCGATGAAGGTATGTCTGTAAGTTTTATTTCAGACGACAAGACACTCTTAGGGAGTGTTCAAAGTGAAAACAAAGAATTCCCAAATGGAGAGTTCGGTATTTACACAACATCACAACTTAAAGGGTTGTTAGGTGTTTTAGATTCTTCTATTGATATTACTGAAGGTGAAGCATCTTTAGTATTCTCAGACAAGAAGACATCAGTTAATTATATGTTAGCAGATTTATCTGTTATTCCTGTAGTTCCTGATTTAAAACAACTACCTGACTTTAATGGTGAAATTACATTAGATGATGAATTTATTTCAACATTCGTAAAGTCAAAAGGAGCGTTAAGTGAATCAGATACATTTACTTTCTCTTGTAAGGGTAACAAAGGTTCTGTTGTGTTAGGTTATCAAAAAATTAATTCTAATAGAATTTCTATGAATGTAAACTGTAAATGTGATGGTGACATCGAACCAATCTCATTCTCAGCAAAATACTTAAAAGAAATTCTTAATGCAAACAAAGGTGCAAAATCATCTTCTCTAAAAGTTTCAAGTCAAGGACTTGCATTCGCAACATTTGAAAAAGATGGTTTCACTTCTAACTACTACTTAGTAGAAATAAAGTAAGGAGCAAATATGACTAAAGATTACAACCATCCACTGTACGGTAGACGAGTTCTACACATCATGTCACCTGTTAGGTGGAGTGGTCCTAAATTTCAACATCACGGTGATTCTAACTATAAAGTTATGGTTAAGACTATCAAGTTTTTACCAATGTGTCACCATACAATATTGGTCCCTACCAATAACACGATTCCTGATTTAGGTCCAAACGTAACATTAGTACCATTTGATTATACTCAATCTGTTTTATCAAATAGAGCATACTTTAACGGTAAACTCTTAAACAAACTTACAGATTGGAGAGGTCAAGATTTTGACTTTATATTTAATCACCAACCTGAACTTTTATATAATGTTGTAAATTCAATCATGTCTTCAAGATATGGTCTTACAGTAGAATGTTTCAACTTCTTCCATTGGGTTGACTGTACAAAGAGTAGAGTTACAGATGGATATCCTGAAGGATTCTATAGACAACTTGAAGCAATCAATTGGTCTTACAAATCATATTTCCACTGTCCTGTATCAAAAGATTACATGAAATCTAATTGGGACAAAAAGGACTATATAGTTCAAGGTATCAATGACGAAGTCATGGATGAAAAGATTAACTACTTTCCATTAGGAGTAGGACAGTTCCCTGATTCGGAACCATTCCCTAATCCTGCACGAGGTAAAAAGATATTGTTATTCAATCATAGATGGAACAATTCAACAGGTATCAATAAACTTATTGAATATACTGAAGACCTTGATAGGGATGAGTGGTTAGTTTGGGTTACTGATGAAAATGCAAAAAAACCTCAAGCAGGTAAACCTGCACCAAAATGGATGTATGTTAAGAATTTACCAAGTGGTGGAGCATATCGTAATTTGATTGAACAGTCTCATGCCACTTTGTGTTTTGTTGACAACTACATGACTTGGAACTTATCAGTACAAGACGCAGTTAGGTTGAAGAAACCAAGTTTAGCGTTCAAACACCCAACATATGAATATGTCTTGGGTAAAGATTATCCATTATACTTCTCAGATAAAGAGGAGTTCTTAGATGTAATAAATAAAATTCCTGAAGGTAAGAAATTTGATTGGGAATTACCACCACATGATGAAGACTTTAAAAATAATCTTGTTGGTGATTTAATACATTGTTTAGAAAACAGTAAGAAGAAACATACATCCAAAACCAAATACGGTGTGGAGTGGTTATATCATATCTTACAGGGTAATGGATATAAAAAGAACATCTTGTATAATAGTCACCCGTCATTACATAAAAGTAATGCGTGGGAAGGTATTAGACAGTGGTGTTTAGAAAGAGGTGTAAAAGATACACCGAATGAAGTTTATACTAAACTTTGGATTCCTGAAGAAAACATCGATGATATTAAGAAAATTATTGATGAAGCAGGAAACGTAGATTACAAAGGTGACCCATTAGATGAGTCTAAGAGAGACCCTAAATGGTCACAAAACTTTACATCAAATAAATTCTTTTAATATGAGTAATTCACTATGGGTTGAAAAATACAGACCCGATACATTAGAGGGATATGTTGGTAATGAACATATCTTAGAAAAAGTAAAAATATACATTGAGAATGAGGATGTACCACACTTGTTACTTTATGGAGTAGCAGGTACAGGTAAGACTACCCTCGCAAAGATAATCACTAATCAGATTGATTGTGATGTTATGTACATAAACGCCTCTGATGAAAACTCTGTTGACGCAGTTCGTGATAAGATTCGTGGATTCGCATCATCAATGGGTTTCAGAAAGTGGAAGGTTATCATATTAGATGAAGCAGATTATTTGACACCAAACGCACAAGCAGCACTTAGAAACTTAATGGAAACTTTTTCAAAGTCTACAAGATTTATTTTAACTTGTAACTATGTAGAAAAAGTTATTGACCCGATTCAATCTCGTTGTCAGACATTCGCAATAACACCACCTTCAAAGAAGGAAGTAGCGAAAAGATTGTTTGATATATTAAACGAGGAAGAGGTTAAGTTTCAAAAAGAAGACCTTGCAGTATTAGTGAATGGTGGGTATCCTGACATTCGTAGAGTTCTAAATGCAGCACAGAGACAAGTTGTCAAAGGTGAATTGAAAATAGATACAACATCTACAGTTCAAGCAAACTATGTTGACAATGTAATTGAAGTGATGAAATCAGGTGGTGAGATGAAAAAACAATTCAATCAAATCAGACAGATTATTGCTGATTCAAAAGTGAAAGATTTTCAACCACTATACAGAGCACTATATGATGAAGTAGATGAATACGCATCGGGTAAAGTTGGACAGACTATTTTAAACATCGCAGATGGTCAGTACAAAGATTCAATGGTTGTTGATAAAGAAATCAACATTATGGCGATGATTTTAAATATTTTAGTAACAATAGGAAAGTAGTTATGGCAAAAAAAGGAAAAGTTGTAGACTTAGGGGGACAGCAGAATAAACAACAGGTAGGTCTAAAATTAGACCCAAGAAAGTTACCTACTGTAGATTGTCCCGAATGTGGTGGTATCTTCTTTGACGAAGTAACAATGTATAAAGAAGTACCAGCAGTACAATCACCAAACGGTGTAGCATCGATGTTACCAATACCCGTTGTATTATGTAACAACTGTGGTACAGTTCATCCAAAATTTACACCAAAAGAACTGATTAATGGTGAAAAAGAAGACTAAAACAATATTTGAACATATTTCGGGAATCAAAGAGAAAAAGGTTCCTTGGAATACTCTATCCGATATGGATAAGAAAACATTCTCACCATTTATAGTAAATAGATGGTTGTCAATGAATCTTAATCTTATTGAGTTGGTAAACGAGTTACAAAAACATACCATAGGTCAACTCAAACCCCGAGATGTGTACAAATTATATTTTGACGTTCTTCCACAGAAAAAGACATGGGATAAGTACATAAAAGGTAAAAAAGAAAGTAAGTACAATGAAAATGTCTTAAAGTACTTGTCAAAATACTATGAAGTATCTCAGAGAGAAGTCATAGGATATCTTGACATACTAACAAAAGATGAAATTACCGAAATAATAAAAAAATACGGTATAGAAGATAAAGAAATAAAGAAATGGCTGAAGTAATAAAAGAAAGAAAAAACAAAGTTAAGTGGAATGGTGAAAAACAAGTGAAGAGAAATGTAGAGGAATCCGCAATAGAATATTGTGAAAGACTATATCCAAACACGACAACTGAGTTTAAAAAGATTCAAGAAGAAATGTATGAAACATTCTGTAAAAAACAAAGAAATTACGGACCCGATAACATTTCAGTTGGTTCTAACTTAGAAACTGATGATGAAATAAAGATATCACTAACAGGTTTATGGTTCAGAATGAATGATAAAATCCAAAGACTAAAACAATTAGTAGTTTTAGGTCAACCTGATGAAGTTGGTGAAAACATCCAAGATACATACGAAGATATGAGTGTTTATGGAGTTATAGCACAGATAGTCCAAAGAAAGAAGTGGGCTAAGTAAAATTTAACAATTATTTAACATAAAAGATTTGGTAATTCCAAGTCTTTTTCTTATCTTTATGTAGATGAAAAAATCAATGGTATCCAATATATTCAATTTTCCCGTACACAAAGAAGGGAAAGATGATAAGAAGGTTTCCTATTCACAGTATACAATGTGGGCAAACTGTCCTAAACAGTGGAAACTAACCTATATGGATGGTCACAAAGACTTCGACCCATCCATACACTTATTATTCGGTACCGCAATGCATGAGACTATACAATCTTGGTTACAAGTTATGTATAATGACTCTGCAACAAAAGCAAATGAAATGGACCTTAATGGACTCTTGTTAGAAGAAATGACTAAAGAGTACAAAAAGACCATGGCAATATACGGAATTAAGTTTACCAATCGTAGTGAAATGAATGAGTTCTACGATGATGGTATACAAATACTCGATTTCTTGAAAAAGAATCGGTCTGCATACTTTTCAACTCGTAATATGAAACTTGTTGGTGTAGAATTACCTATTTATTATCCCGTATCAGATGATAGTCAAATCATGATGAAAGGTTTCCTTGACTTGGTATTTGAAGACAGTGATGGAAATATTGAAATATGGGATATCAAAACATCAACAAAAGGTTGGAACAAGTGGCAGAAAGCGGATAAAACAAAAACCGCACAATTAGTTTTATACAAAAAGTTTTTCTCAGAACAATATGGTTATCCATTAGATAGAATACAAGTAAGGTATTTTATTGTAAAAAGAAAGTTGTGGGAAGAGGCAATGTTTGCACAAAAGAGGGTACAAGAGTTTGTACCACCTCACGGTAAACCTACCTTAAATAAAATAGTAAAGAATTTTAACCAATTTATTGAAAGTAGTTTTAACGATGATGGAACATACAATACAGTTGGTGAGTTCCCTGCATTAGCAGGTAAGAACAACAAGAACTGTAGATGGTGTCCTTTCAAAGATAGTGAATTGTGTAACAAAAAGGAACGTATAAAATCTTAATATGAGAACTTTATTTATATGGGTTTCTTTACTTTTAGTTAGTTCAAGTAAAGTAGAAAATCCAAGGGTAGAACCAATTACGGTTCTTGAACCTAAACCAATAAAAGAACTAACGGTGGAAACAACACCAATGATTCTAAAAATACCTGATAGAGATATTTCAGACTTAGTAGGAGCGATGATACAGGTAGAATCACAAGGAGACCCAAGTGCATTTGCTAAAGGAGAGAATGCAGCAGGTATCTTACAAATAAGACCAATAATGGTCAATGAAGTAAATAGACTACTTCATAAATTTGATTCTGAAAAATTCTATACATTAGATGACAGATGGGATGAGAAGAAGTCTATAGAAATGTTTTATATAATTTACAATTATTACCACAAAGATAGTTCATATGAAGAAATTGCAAGGTGTTGGAATGGTGGTCCGAAAGGATTACAGAAAAAACAAACTAAAAGGTATTGGAAAAAGGTACAAAAAGAATTGGTCAAGTATGAGAGTAGCGTTGATAGGTCACGAGACGTATGAAAATAGAGGAGAAATAAAAGAGTTAATCTTTAACTTAAAGAAAAAGTTTGGTGACGACCTAATCATAGTTACACGAGGTAAAAAAAATGGTATTGAAAAGTGGGTTAGAAAGTACTCGTTAGAAATGAGTGTAAAGTATATCGAATATAATCCTGCACATACATCTGTAACGTTGTATAGTGGAATGGAAGATGACTATTACGATAAACCATATCACCCAACACAACCACTTCACCAATATGATTGTATCGTACATAACTCAGATAAGATAGTTTATTTTGGGGAGATACAAAGGAATGAATTTAATCATTTCAACAGATTGTTAAATAGATGGAAAAAGAAAGCAAGTTTCGTACAATGAATGAAATAGAATATAGACCTTGGGGTAGATACGAGGTATTGTTAGATGACCCCACTACAAAAGTAAAAAGAATTACAGTAGAACCTCACAGAAAGTTGTCGTACCAATATCACCACAAAAGACAGGAATGTTGGACCGTGATAAAGGGTGAGTTGACAATTGTTTTAGATGACGAAAAAGTATTCAGAAAGTATGGTGAGACCATCAGAATACCATTAGGAGCAAAACACAGAGCATGGAATGAGACAGATGAACCCGTTGAGTTTATAGAAGTTCAAACAGGTACATATTTTGGTGAAGATGATATTGTTAGAATTTCTGATGAATATAATAGGATTTAATTAATTTTTTTTGTATATTTATAGTTAAATAAAAAAGAAGAAGTTACACATGAGTATAGAACTACCAAAACTAAAGAAGGTATCTAAGGACAAAGTAAAGAAACCAAAGATACTTTTACTTTCCGATGATTTACGATTACATAGTGGAATCGCAACACAATCAAAAGAAATTGTATTGTCAACAGTACACAAATATGATTGGGTACAGTTGGGTGCAGCATTAAAACACCCTGAATCAGGTAAAACACTTATCTTAGACGCCGATGTTCAAAAAGAAACAGGAGTCAAAGACGCAAGTGTAAAAATATATTGTAATACAGGTTACGGTAATCCCGATATACTAAGACAATTAATAAACATAGAAAAACCTGACGCAATCTTACACTTTACAGACCCAAGATTTTGGAGATGGTTGTATGAGATGGAAAATGAAATTAGACAGATTTGTCCAATCATGTATTACAACATTTGGGATTCACTTCCTGACCCACTATGGAACGCACCATTTTACGCAAGTTGTGACTTACTATTAGGTATATCAAAACAAACCTATGGTATCAATAAAAGAACACTTGAAAAAACAGGGATGTCAAAAGAAGATTGGAATCACAAGTATATTCCTCACGGTGTAACTAAACTATTTAAACCATTATCGGATATGGACCCAAAATTAGTTGAGTTCAAACAGAAGTTTAAATTAGACAAATACGACTTTATTGTAGGTTGGAATAACAGAAACATTCGTAGAAAAGTGCCAGGTGATGTAGTTGAAGCATTTAGTAGATTCGCAGAAATGAATCCTGATAAAAAAATGTTATTGTTTTTACATACCTCTCCGAGTGACCCGAATGGTACAGACATTCCTGAGGTTATCAAACATTGTGGTAAATTTGGTGAATACAAGTTTACACAATCAGGACCGAAGACACAAGCATTTCCAACAGACGTATTAAACTTATATTACAATTCATGTGATGTAGTTTTAAATGTCGCATCTAATGAAGGGTTTGGATTAGGTTCTTGTGAAGCAATGAGAGCAGGTACTCCAATCATCGTAAATGTCACAGGTGGACTACAAGACCAATGTGGATTCAGAAAAGATGGTAAACTACTTACAGCAGAAGATTATGTTGAAATAGGTTCACTTCATCAGTGGAGAAAATGGAAAGGTAAATTAGAACATGGTGAGTGGGTTAAACCTGTATGGCCAACAAATTTATCATTACAGGGGTCACCTGTTACTCCTTATATCTATGATGATAGATGTGATGCTATCGATATCGCGGAAAACCTTAATGAGTTTTTCAAAATGGGTAGAGAAGAATGTGAAAGAGTTGGTATGTTAGGTCATGAGTTTGTAGTAGGTGAAGGTGATATGGCATCAGAAACAATGGGTGAAAAGTTTATTGAAGCAATTGATACTTGTTTTGAAAATTGGAAACCAAGAAAAAGATTTGACTTATGGAAAGTATAAAAAAGTTATGTGTAGTTAGTTGTCCAATCGCCACAAGAAGTGGTTATGGGGCAAGAAGTAGAGATTTTGTAAGAGCACTTATTGAACAAAAAGGTGATGAGTGGGATATCAAAATCCTTTCTCAAAGATGGGGTGATTTGAGTATGAACGCATTGACTCCCGATGATAAAGATTTGACTTCAAGGATGATTAATAAGTTAGAACAGAAACCTGATGTATGGTTTCAGATAACTATTCCAAATGAGTTTACTCCTGTTGGTCATTTTAATGTTGGTGTATCCGCAGTTATTGAAACATCAGACGCAACTGCAGAATTTATCGAGGGTTGTAATAGAATGGACTTGACTATAGTATCATCAGAACATTCAAAGAAGACTCTATCAGCAGTATATGATAAACTAAACGAACAAACAAAAGAAAAAGTAGGTGAACTAAAAATAGAAAAACCTGTTGAAGTTTTGTTTGAAGGATATGACACGAAAATATATGACCATAAAAAACCAATATCAAAAACAATAGAAAAAACATTATCAGAGATTCCTGAACAATTTTGTTTCTTATTTGTAGGACATTGGTTACAGGGTGATTTAGGTGAGGACAGAAAAGGTATCGCAGCATTAGTACACTCATTTTTGACGACATTTAAGACAAATAGTTTTAATAAAAAATCACAACCAGCATTGATACTAAAAACATCTGTTGGTAAATCATCTATAACAAGTGTTCACGATGTAAAAAAGAAAATTGAAAAAATCAAAGAAATGGATGGTATGAATGGAATACTTCCAAACATATACATTCTTGATGGTGATATGACAGATGAAGAAATGAATTCATTGTATAATCATCCTAAAGTAAAATCTCATATATCATTTACTCATGGTGAGGGATTTGGTAGACCATTACTTGAAGCATGTGTTAGTGGTAAACCTATTATCGCATCAGGGTGGAGTGGTCACTTAGACTTTTTACATCCTCAATACAACTTTTTACTTGGTGGTGAATTAGTAGAAATCCATCCATCAGCCAGAAATAAGTGGTTCCAAGAAGGGAGTAAATGGTTTAAAGTAAATTATTCTCAAGGTTCAGGTACTATGAAAGCGGTATTTGATAAGTATAAGAAAGCATTAGAACAGTCCCGAAAGAATAGACAGTATGTAAAGAGTAATTTTACAAAAGAACATATGTCAACTAAATTGGGTGAAATATTCGACCAATATAAAGTAGGTGAAGGACCACAACAAGTTACTTTAAAATTACCTAAGTTGAAGAAGAAATAATGACAGACTTTACAAGTAGACATAGAAGTAATATGAAAGACCCGACTAAGATTAGTAAATCTAAGTTGGAAAGAGGAATGGTTGCAAAAATCAGATACAAAAAGGTAGATGGTAAACAACGAGATTACTTTGTGTTTGTTTTACAACCTGATTTTAAATTAAAATTCCATTGTTTAGATTTGAAACATTGTTCACCACAGAGTTTTATCAAATTAGCAGAAGATTTAGATGAGGTGTTTAGTACAACAAAGGGGATTAGAAAATTAGATTTAACTAAATTAAGAATCGAAGAAAACTCTAAACAGTTTTATACGGGAGTTATTAGAAGTAAAAAACTTCAAGTAGGTTACAGAACTTTAGTTGAAAAAAATGTAGGTTCAGTTTTGGTCTATAATTACGATTATGGTAACTATGACAAAGTTCCACCAGCAACAGTAAGAAGACAACAAGAACAAGTAAGAAAAGATGACACGGATTTGGAGACAACACAAGATACTCCACCCGTAGGACTATAAAATTAAATTATGAAAATTAGTTACGCAATAACAGTATGTAATGAGTTTGTAGAATTACAATCACTTTTACCTCACATCTTAAAATACAAAAGAAGAGAAGATGAGGTTGTAATATTATTTGACGAATCAAAAGGTGATGAGGGGATAGAGGAGTTCTTAAGAGCGAAATCTGTCAACAACGCATTCGCATGGCATAAAGATAAATTTGATGGTCACTTCGGTGATTGGAAAAACAAGTTGACTGATTTATGTAACGGTGATTACATTTTTCAGATTGACGCAGACGAAATACCAAGTAAGGTATTATTACAGAGTATACCCGATATTCTAACAATGAACAACGTTGATGTAGTTCTTGTTCCAAGAATAAATACGGTAGAAGGTTTGACCCAAGAACATATCCAAAAGTGGGGATGGAGAGTTGATGAAAAAGGTTGGATTAATTGGCCAGACCCTCAGTGGAGAATATATAGAAAATCAGATACCATTCGTTGGGTAAACAAGGTACACGAGAAAATCGAAGGATACGAGACTATCTCTAACTTACCTTCTTTAGAAGAGTTCGCATTGTTACACCCAAAAGATATCAAAAGACAAGAAAAACAAAATGAGTATTACGATACCCTTGTGTAATCGCGTTTTTGGAAACGATATGTGTGTCAAAAGAAAATTTAACAATTTCCTATGTTATTAGATTGTACATTAAGAGACGGTGGTTACTATACTAATTGGGACTTTGATACCCAAATGGTCAAAGACCTTATTAGCGCATGTGATTTATCGGGGGTTGACGTAATCGAGTTAGGTTACAAGTCGCCAGTAAAGGGTGGTAAGTATCGTAAATGTAACGATAGGTTTATTTGGGACGTATTAGATTATAGACTTCCCGTAAACGTAAAACTTGCGTTTATGATTGACGCGAAAGATTTCATCAAAGATGGTGGAGTAGACTTTTCATTGATTGACGATTGTATAAATCCGTTTGGTGATTCACCATTTGAGATTTGTAGACTTGCAATCAAACATTCCGAGATTGAATTATCAAAACAAATCGGTGAATACATAAACAAAAAAGGATATCGATTAGTAATCAATCTTATGGGTATCTCGTTATTGAGTGATTCTGAAATAAAAGAATTTGGAACACTAAACGAGTTAAAACCTGAAGCATTATATTTTGCGGATTCCTACGGAAATCTTACACCTGATAGAACAACTGAATTAGTAAAGTTGTTTAGTGAGTTTGGTTGTGAGGTCGGGGTTCACACACACGACAATCTTGGTCTTGCTTTTGCAAACTGTTTATCGGCAGAGAAAGAAGGAGCAACTTGGATTGATGGGACTCTTCTTGGAATGGGTAGAGGTGTCGGGAATGTCAAAACAGAACAACTCGTCACATATTATCAGTACGGTGAGGGAAACAAAACGTATAACTGTAAACCTCTTCAAGAGGTGATTAGAAAGTGGATGACCCCGTTGATGGAAACACACAAGTGGGGATTCACACACAATTATATGGTTAGTGGATTAAAACACATCCACCCACTGTATCCACAGAATCTACAACAGTCACATCTGAACCCTAATAGAATCGAAGATATTTTATTGGACATACCTGATTCCCTTAGGTTTGATTCTGAAAAGATTGAAGAGGTGATTGAACCAAAGGTTGCGGTGGTTATACCTGCGAGATACAAATCAAGTAGATTTCCTGGCAAACCACTCGCCAAGATTCTTGGGACCGAGATGATTATTTGGGTCGCCGGGATTGCAGAAAATGCTGTTGGTAAAGACAATGTTTATATCGCAACAGAAAATGAAGAAATTGTAGACTTAGTAAAAAGTCACGGATACAAAGTAGTGTTAACATCAGACTCTTGTCCGACAGGAACAGACAGAGTAGCAGAAGCAGCATTAGAGATTGACGCAGATTTTATTATCAATATCCAAGGTGATGAACCAATGTTAAATTCTAATGACATACAAAAGGTGATAGACAAAATGATAGAGAATCCAAATCATGTCATAAATTGTATGGCACCTTTGAACAAACACGAAAATGTAGAAGATAAGAAAATACCAAAAGTAATAACAAATCTAAAAGACGAGTTAATTTGGTGTTCAAGAAACCCACTTCCTGGCTTAAAGGAAGGTCTTCCAACTAATCCAATGAAACAAGTTTGTATCTATGGATTCAATAGAGACCACTTAAAAGCATTTTGGAGTTATGGAAAGAAAACCCCACTTGAGTTTCAAGAAGATATCGAGATTGATAGATTCATAGAAATGGGGTATAAAATTAAAATGGTTAGATTGGATGGAAGTACAGTAGCAGTTGACTATCCTGAAGATATAGAATTAGTAGAGAAATTATTAGCATGAACGGAATTAGAATAGTACACGCAGGTGGTGTTGGTGATGGGCTAATGATGTCATCAGTCATAAAAGAAAAATACTGTAAAGAATACGACATGGTCTACTTAGACGTTCAAAAAGGTAGACTTAATTGGTTGTTTAAAAAACTGTATAATGATACACCAAACATTCAGTTTGGTACAGGAGCAAAAGATAACACTATTAAATTAGGTTTTGCATCTGCGGTAGAGGGTCCAAAGTGGAGAGAGTTGTCTTGGAATCGAGACCTTGAAGAAGAGGATAGATTGTATCAGGATTTAGTAAATGAGGTTGGTGAGGATTATATCATAGTCCACGAAAGAGGTCAAGATAATGTTTTCAGGAAGATGTATCCTATAAACAGAAACTACTTTGAGAATGACCAACTACCTGTAATCAATGTTCACGCAAGGGAAGGACATATATTAGATTACAGTAAAGTACTACAAAACGCAAAAGAGATTCATGTTTACGAGGGAAGTTTTATGAACCTTGCTGATGCAGTCGTAGATGGGTCTAAAGTGCCTTTGTATGGTCATTTGTATTGTAAACAACACTACTTTGACCCACATTTGGTACACAATCAAATCATACAATATATAAAAGCCGGAAAATGGCACAAAAACAATTGGAATTATTTATGGGAAATATCGGAAACACTAATATGAAATTAGGAGTTATAGGAATAGGAGCAGTTGGTTCTGCGATATCAAAGGGATTTGAATACATCGGACACGAAGTTGTCGGATATGATATCAAAATACCTGAGACTTCAATAGAAGATACATTAGATACAGAAATTAACTTTATCACAGTTGGAACTCCTACAGGTCCAAATCAAGAATGTGATTTAACAGCAGTAAATTCTGTGATAGAACAACTTAGTAAATTAGAATATAAAGGTCTTGTTGCACTTAAGAGTACAATAGAACCTGGCACTACACAAAGATTGATGAGTGAATATCCAAATCTTAATATGTGTTTTGTACCTGAGTTCCTGAGAGAAAGATGTGCATATGAAGACTTCGTATACAATAACAATATCTTAGTTGTTGGTACTGATAGTGATGAAAACTATGATTTGATTGTAAAAGCACACGGTTCACTACCATTCCATAAAGTTAAGATGTCAATCATAGAATCAGAACTTATGAAGTATTTTTCAAATACATACAAGGCGATGAGAATCACATTTGCAAATTCATTCCATAAAGTAGCAGAACATTTTGGTGCAAACTACGATGCAATCAAAGACGCGTTTTTATTCCACGGTGTCGGTGAAGGTCATTACTTAAATGTAAATAAAGAGTTTGGTGGTTATGGTGGAATGTGTCTTCCTAAAGATACAAAAGCGATGAAAGTACTTTGTAAGAAATACAACATTGATGTAGACATTTTCAGATTCATTGATGAGGAAAATGATAAGTTTGTAAAAACAGTACCAAAAGGAATGAGATACGAGATATGAAAATATTAGTAACAGGTGCAGCAGGATTCTTAGGTTCACATCTTTGTGATTCATTATTAGATGGTGGTCACGAAGTCGTTGGAGTAGATAACTTTTTCAGAGGAAAGGTAAGTAACTTACCAACTCATGAAAACTTTACATTCAAAGAGTTAGACTTAGTTTATAGTGAACCAATAAAAGAATTTATGTTAGAACATCAGTTCGATGTAGTTGTTCACTACGCAGCAATAAATGGAACAAGATATTTTTATGATATTCCATTTAAAGTCTGTAATCATAATATCTTAATGACTCAGAATGTATTGAACGCATGTACACCTTCAGTAACAAAAGTAGTATACGCGTCATCATCTGAAATTTATGGACCATCACCAATTGTTCCAACTGAAGAAACAGAACCTATGATTTTACATCCATCTGCAAATAGAGACTCTTACGCGTCTTCAAAAGGTATGGGTGAGTTCTTAGTAAGATTATGGGCAGATGAAAAAAGAAAAGAGTATTTGATAGTTAGACCTTTTAACACTTATGGTCCAAGAATGGCAACAGGTGGTTATGGTCAAGTGATTCCTGAGTTTATTGAAAGAATCAAATCAGATGAGGACTTTTACTTATATGGTGATGGAAATCAAACAAGGTCTTTTTGTTATGTTACAGACCATGCTAATATTGTTTCTGATTTAATTTTGAAAACATCTAACGAAATAGTAAATGTTGGATTTGATGAAGAGATTACTATTCATGATTTGGCGATGGTTATACATCAAATAATGGATAAAGAATTTAAAGTAGAGTATAAACCTGCGTGGTCTAACGATACAAAATGGAGAAAACCATCACTTTCTAAGTTAAAAAGTTGTATAGGTTATGAAAATTTTGTATGTTTAGAAGACGGAATAAATAAAATGTTAAAATATGGCGATAGAAATTAAAACACCGATTGGTGACGCATTCGATAAGTTATCAATCCTTGAAATAAAACTTGAAAATGTAAAAGATGAAGTTCAAAGAGAAAATATTCAAAATGAACTTAATTATTTACAAGACAAATTGAAACCATTTTGGGATAATGGTGGAGACGAACTAAAAGAAATCTACAGTAGACTCAAAAAGACAAACGGTCAAATGTGGGTTATTGAAGATTCTGTTAGGTTATTAGAAAAAGATAAATTGTTTAATGAAGAATTCATTGAATACGCAAGAGCGGTTTATTACACAAATGATAGAAGAGCAGCAGAGAAGAAAGAAATAAATCATTTACTGAATTCAGAATTCTTCGAGGAGAAGATATACCAAAAATATGATTAATTTTAGTGAAGGAAATTCTACCGACTATCCATTTCCTATTATAGAAGTGGAAAACTGTTTTGATGAAGAAACACTTGAGAACCTTATACAAGAGTTCCCTGATGTATCTTCAGAAGGAACCGTTATGGGTGGTAGAAAAAAGATGAATTCAGGTAGTCCTAAGTTTGACGAGTGGTTACAAACTGCACCTACTTGGAAAAAGTTTTACGAATATCTAAATGATGATGAAGTATTCCATAGTTTTGTAAACTATTATGATAATGAGTTGAAAGATTGGGATAGTGTTATTACAACTGATAGTTCGTTAAAGACAGATAGTTTCTTACACATCGATTGGTCCTCTGCGACTGATGGTTATGTTAGAGAAATACATAGAGATACAAATAAAAGGATTTGGAACTTTCTAATATTCTTTAATGATAAAGATTGGGAAGGTGGTGACTTCTTGATTCATTCATCTGATAATCTAAATAAATTAGACCAACAGATATGGGACTTAAACGCATTACCTGTACACAAAACAGTCGAAGCGAAGAAGAATAAAGGAGTATTCTTTTTGTCAACACCCGATTCTTATCATTCAGTATCTAAACAGTTTAACACAAACTCACCAAGAAAGTTTATATATGGTTCTTACTCATATAGAGATGGTGATGTATTTAATAAGAGACATCGATAATGTATAGACCATTACCTAAAGGTTTAAACATTATGAAAAGTAACATAGATGGAATGGGTTTATTCGCAACAATGGATATTCCATCTGATTATGACTTTGGTATAAGTCATGTCCCAAACTCTAAGTTTGAGAACGGATACATTAGAACACCCTTAGGTGGATTTATCAATCATAGTGATAATCCAAATTGTAAAGTGGTGACGGATGTAGACGGTAATTACAGATTAGTGTCAACTCAGTTTCTTTCGATTGGAGACGAGATTACACTAAAATATAATTTATATAAAATAAAATGAACATAGACGAATATGACAAAATGCAACACCACGAAAACAACTATCAAGTTGCGATAGACTTTGATGGTGTTGTCCATGGTAATTCAAAAGGATTCCATGATGGAACTGTATACGACCCACCTATTGAGGGTTCTTTAGACGCAATCAAGTGGTTTAAGTCTCAAGGGTACGATATAGTTTTATTTACCGCAAAAGTAAAACCCGATAGACCACTTGTAAATGGTAAAACAGGTGAAGAGTTGATTTGGGAGTGGTTAACTAAATATGAGATTGATACTTATATAAAAGAAATAACTTGTGAAAAACCAAGAGCAATCTGTTACATAGATGACAGAGGTATCAGGTTTGAATCATGGGAACAGACGTTAAAACAATTTAATGAAATCACAAACAAGTAAGTTACGAGAAGAACTTCTAAAATTAGAAGAACCTGAAGACAGACTAAAAGTATTAAAGAATCAGTATGAAGGTGAAACTGCATATATAATCGCAGGTGGACCGTCATTGAACAGATATACGAAAGAAGAACTTAGAGATTTTCTAAGAGATAAGTTATGTTTACCAATCAAACAATCATATAACTTTCTAAAAGAAGTAGCAGACTTCCATTTACTAAATTGGTGTAACTTTGCACCGTATGATTGGTCAAATAATAAATCAATCATAACGTGGGCAATATTTGAACAGTTCCATCCTCAAATGATATTTGAAAATAATTTAGAGAATGATTTATTCATTCCTATATTTAGAAACAATCCAAATACAGGTGGTGGAGTTGGTCCTAATAAAATGATTCACTCATTATCAGAACGAGAGGATTGGGACACTATGAAGTTAGACCACCCCGAATATGGATTTAACCAACCTTGGGGGCCTGGTATTATGTACGAAATGGCACTTCCATTAGCAATGTATTTAGGTTGTAAAAAAATAGTAACTATTGGTTGGGATATTGGTGATTTATCATCGTTTGACAAAGGAACTGAAGACGATACACAAAGAGTATTTCAAGAACACTTTTATGGTGATGAACACGAAAAGATTGTATATGCAAAAACATCAATGGGTCCAAGAGAAATACTATCAGTAGCAAAAGCAACAAAAGGTATTTACTATTGGATGAAAGAACAAGGTGTTGAATGGGAAATAAATTCAGATAGAAATCCTGGCTACGAAGGAATTCCAAGAGTAGAGATATGATAGCAGCAGGTTGTTTAGTACAATGGTATGAGATTGATATGTTTGAGGAATATGTAGATTCTCTTAAACTATCAATTGGTAATCAAAAAGATAAAGTACTGATTGATTTATGTTTAGTAACAAATCAGGAATTAGAAAAATCCACCAAGGATTTGTACGACATAAAAAAGGAATTCATAAGAGTCTGTGATAGTTTAGAAAGTAATGGGTATGAGTTGGACTATGATATAACTCAAGACTTATATACAATCGCAGATTACAGAAGAGATTTTAACGAAAAGTATTGTGAACTTGTAGATGTA